ATGGAAACGAGCAACACGCCCCACGTCCCCGCACCTCAGGTGCCCGTCATGACGATAGAGCGTTTCTCCGAGCTAACTGGCCTTACCCCCGACACCGTGCGGGGCCAGCTTAACCAGGGGAATCTCCCGCTTATCAAAGTGGGTCGTCGTCGTCTCGTTAACGTCGCACTCTTTACCGCTGAGTGCCTTCAATCGGAGGACTGGCACTAATGACCGCTATCGCCCCCCAATCCTCTGTATTCAGCGTCAGAGCCTTCAAACTAAGCTCCGTGCCGCTATGTGAAGATGCATACATTGCGCCGCTCCTGTGTGACGACAAGCTCTATTACACCTATGAGTCAGGTGTTTTTGAGCAAGGCGACCTCCATGAAAGCTTTGTTCACTTCCACGTCACTGTGTCCGGTGCCGTTTCGCTTTGTTTTCCTGTGTCGCACCTGTTGACCCTTGACCTGTCCGGCATCGCCCTTGATGACGTTCGCGGCTACGAAAACGATTTTGGCCACTGTGATCGCTATAGCATCGATTTTCCCGGCTACGACGCTGCACTGGCTTTCCTGGCACTGAATTACGGCGTTACCGACGCCCCCGACGACCCCATCACCCCCAAACGCGCCTCTACACCTACCGACGCCTCCCCTTGCCCCTCGGTGATTGTGGTACCGGCTCACCTATCCACACCCCCACGGCTAACGCGCCTACCGTTATCCACAACGGCCTTTAGCCCTTTTGGAGTTATCCACATGAGTAAAAAACAGCCCATCCGCGTCTTTCTCGATCCGGAAACCCACAGCCGCCACCTCATCCAGGCGGGCACCAACGGCCTGACTTCCTCGGCTCTGTCAGAACGCCTGATTGAGTACGGCCTTGCCCAACTGGAGCGCGGCGACAAAGCACCGCTGGAAGCCCTTTCCCGTGCGGCCTCCCCCGCTCCCAATGCCAACGAGGCTTGATCTATGTCCCCCTGCCCGTCATCCGTCGCCCTTCGGTCGCACGGCGTCCTTAGCCAGCAGCGGACAGACTGTCAACCCCTGTTTGGGGGGTTTAAACAGGGGTTGACCGGCTGGCCGATGTTGGCTGCCGTGCAGAAAGACCGAAGGGCAAACGGAGGGCGGGAAGGGGGATCCCCCTGCCTCGATTCCCGAGCTCTGAGGGAGCGGGGCCAGCGGTGCCTCCACGGCCGGGACTATGCACGCGCCGCCACCTACTACGCCCAGGCGGAATACCTGACGCTGGTACAAAACGGCGTTACACCTGAAACCACTGAGCTATCCATTCTCGCGGACTACTGCCTAACCCAAGCCGCCAGAACCTAACGCTAACGAAAAGGAACCACCACCATGATCAACACCATCCAAGCCCACGTTATCGGTGCCTCTCGCTACAAGATGGATAACGGCGTCCAGGGCGCCAAAATTTCCATCATGCAGGCGGCTTCTGCCGAAAACGAGAACGCTCTCGGCAATCAGGTCAGCGTCATGACCGCGCCCTATGAGATTTTCGACCAGCTCCACGCCGCTGCCCCGCACATGCCCTGTGCCATGGAGCTGGATATCGAACTGCGCACCTCCTCCGCGGCTGCCGGTGGCAAAACCGTGCTTCACGTCATCGCCGCCCGCAAACCCAACGCTACCGGTAGCCAGCAGCAACCGGCTACCAACAGCGACAAAAAATAGGATTCTGAGCCATGGACACCAGTGAACTCTCCGGTCTGTGGCTCCTGGTTTATTGCGTCGGTCTCGTCCTCGCTTTCGGGATCGGCGCGATAAATGGGGGCCAACGATGAACGATCCGAGCCTTACGTTTGTTGTTGGCACCCTTTTCGCGTCCTACGCCATCGGTTGGGCGTTTGGACACATCATCTTGACCCTTAAACGCTTTATGGAGTCCGTCTCATGAAACTTAAAAACATCGCACAAGGCGTAAAACAAGCTGCTACCACCACACGCGGCAAAGTCGCTGGCGGTGCTGCTCTCGTCATGAGTTCCGCTACCGCTCTTGCGCAAACTGCCCCAGCCGGTGCAGAAGCAGCTTTCAATGAAGTTCAGTCTCAAGGGGCTGATATGGCGGGTTACGCATGGCCTGTCGTTGCTTCTATTACCGCCGCGTTAATCGGTATCAAGCTGTTTAAGAAGTTTGCTAACCGCGCTTCTTAATACCGTTTTAACAGGGATCAACCAAGGGGCGGAAACGCCCCTTTTTATATAGCGAGGGGAACATGATTAAAAAAGCCGTTTTACCACTCTTAGCAGCGCCTTTTTTAATGGTGTTTTCTGTTTTCTCTTTTGCGGGTATATGGTATGCGCATAACTTTAAAGGTGGTGGCCCTACTCCTGCTGCTGCTTGTATGAGTTACATATCTAAAATAGATAATTCTAACGCTTCTGATGCTTTTGGAGGTGTATCAGCTGATGGCCCTGGCAAGTTTATTTGTACTGGGACTAGAACTCATCTTACAAGTTCTCGTGAACCTGAATCAAAGGTTTATGGTAGTGTTAGTGTTAGGCAATGTTCGTCAGGTTCCCATTGTGCTATTGATCAGAATTATATAGATGCAATTCTTGCGAATCCTTTAACATTGCCACCTATGTCAGATGAGGAGTGTTCAGAGAATGGCGATACTATAAGTGTGAGTGCTTCATCTGCTAATTATTTAAATAATGGCGGGTCTGTTAAAACTCACGCTGGAGCTTGTTCTATTTCTGGTGCTGGTGGTGTTACAGCGTGTACCGGAACGGACGGTAACATTACCTGTACTTTAGATATAGTTTCTGAATCTACTGGCGAATTTGGGGAGTTTACTAAAGATTCTTCTCTAAATGGTGCTTGGGGGGAGGGTTCTGGTACTTTTTCCGTTGTTGATTTTAATACCCCTGAATATCTAGAGCCCCTTCCAGGCGGCTGCTCTGACCCGTCTAGCTGCGTCACGATTGGCGACACCTCTTATTTAGTTGATTGGGACTCCGCGCCTGATTACTTCTCTTATGTCGATTCCAATGGAACCACCCACTCCAAGCCGTCTAGTGGTGGCGGCTCCGGTGGTGACACGGGTGGTGGCGATAACGGTGGCGGCAACCCTACCGATCCTGGCGGTGATAACGGTAGCGGCGATTCAGGTGGTGATGCCGGTGGCGGTGATGATTCCGGCAATGATGACTCTGACGATAACGACGGCAGCGGTGGCTCTGGTGGCGGCTCAACCGTGCCGGATTTCGAGTTCGATGAATCCGGCATCATTGAGGCCATTGGATCCGCTGGCCGTTCCAACCGTAACGCCATCAACGCGCTCTCCAATGATGTTACCGGCGCGATTAGCGACCAGACCAACGACTTAAACAACGCGACCTCTGCTCAAACCGACTCACTCAACAGCACGTTAAACAATCAAACCGATAGCCTGACAAACTCTCTTGACGGTCAAACCGACGACCTCACCAGTGCTCTTGAAGATCAGACAGGAACAATCACCAACTCCCTTGATGCACTAGGCACCACCTTCACCGATGCCCTCAAAGGTTTGGGCCTTGGGAGTGGAGATGATGACTCTGGTGACGGTGACGGTGATGGGGATGGCGAAGGTGAAGATGGTGAAGGGGATGGCCTGTTAGGCGGCATTTCAAAACTGTTGAATAAAATGGTCGATAAACTCGCCTCCCGCTTTACCGAAGATCTCGGCAACGGTGACGACCTGTTCAATTCTACCGGCATGGACGAAACCCTCGACGGGGCAGCCCTTCAAGAACAGGAGCACGGCGACGAAATAAACAGCCTCATGGATGAGATCGGCGACGGTGCCAGCTCCGATATTGCCGAACAAATTACCTCACGCCTCCCCTCGCTGCCTTCCGGCGGCTGTGTACCTCTCCAGTTCGGCCCGATGGAAATCTCCTGTCAGTCGTTTAACACCATCAAGCTCTGGCTGACCTGGATTATCTATTTCTGGACGGTCGTCAGCATCGTCGACACCTTCTTTCGCTCTGAACAGAGGACGGCATAAATGGCACTTCCTGCACTGCTCGGCATGGGCGCATTGATCAGCTTTATCACGCGCATTGTTGAATGGGTGGTCACCCGTATTGCCTCCCGCTTTACCAGCCGTTTAGCGGGCGTGTTGGTATGGACAACGCTCTATATCACGCTGCTCGTGGCGCTTGCCTCAACCTTTGCGCTGATCATCAACAGTATCAATGCCTCACTCCCTGCCGATCTCGCCAACGGCATGGGTGCCGTAAAGCCTGACAACCTTGAAGCCTGCATTGCCGCTATTTACAGCAGCAAAGTGGCTATGTGGGTCTTCCAGCAGAAAAAACAGCTGATTGATTGGGAGCAAGGGAGGCCCGTTATCTAATGGCCGTTTACGTCGTCACCGGCAAACTCGGCGCCGGTAAGACCCTGGTTGCCGTGGGTAAGATCAAGGACAAGCTAAACCAGGGGTGCAAGGTCGCCACCAACCTGGATTTGAACCTGGATAAGCTGATTGGCGAAAAAGCCAAACAGACCCGCTGCTACCGCATCCCTGATAAACCCGTCCTGGCCGATCTGGAATCCATCGGCACCGGTACCGACGATTACGACGAAAGCAAAAACGGCCTCTTGGTGCTGGATGAGTGCGGCACTTGGTTTAACGCCCGCTCCTGGAACGATAAAAGCCGTCAGGACGTCATCAACTGGTTTTTGCACGCTAGAAAACTGGGCTGGGATATCATTTTCCTGATTCAAGACTTGTCGATCATGGACAAGCAAGCCCGCGTCGCCCTGGCGGAGCACGTCGTTTACTGCCGCCGTCTGGATCGCGTCTCCGTGCCCTTTGTCGGCGCGATTTATTCACTATTTGTCGGCTCCAAGATGCCCTTACCAAAAGTGCATCTAGGCATCGTCAAATACGGTGATTCCCCCACCTCCATGGTGGTTGAACGCTGGACGTACACCGGCCGCGCCCTCTACCCCGCTTACGACACCAAGCAAGCCTTCTCTGACCACTACCCCCACGGCACTTACTCCGTGCTGCCGCCCTGGCTCACCCACGGCAGGCTTCGTGTGCCTCATGACGCGAGGTTCTACATGAAAATGACCCGTATCTACTGGAAACGCTTTAACCGCCCGTTGCTCTCCCTGGCCTCGTTTGTGCTGGGCTGCTTTATCACCCTGTCGGTACTCGTCGCCGACCGTGTGAATGCTCGATCACAAGACGAAACGCCCCCCGTTGCACCGCAAGAACTGCCCGACTTTAGCACCACCCGCATCGCCAGCTTTAGCCAGTTTGGCGACCGCACCACTTACCGCCTCATTGATAGCGACCGCCAGTCCCTCACTACCGACGATCTCGCCCGCCAAGGCTTTGGCATCGTCCCTGTGAGCGCCTGTCTTGTCCGCGTAGAAAATGGAGTCACCCATGCTGAAATTCGCTGTTAAAACCGCCGCGTCGTTCGCCCTGGCTACCGTCATCGCCACCAGCGCCCACGCCACCCCGATCCAGATGCAAGACACCGATATCCGCGACTTCGTACGCTGGTACGTCGACCAAAGCGGCTCCCCGTTGGCCATTCACCCCACGGCCACCGGCACGCTCACGGTTTACGCCCCCGATGTGCCCGATCACCAACTGGATGAATTCTTCCAGGGCGTGTTGCGTTCGCACGGCTACACCATTCTCCCTGGCAACCCGCCGACCGTTGCACCGGCCAGCCAAACAGCCACCCAAAAAACACCAGGTGTTTCTGCTCAACCAACAGAACCACTCGATCCCGCCGCCGCGATCGCCAACGCCCCAACGCTCACCCCACCGCCTGAACCCCAGGCCACGCACCTGTTCGCGTTTAACAACGTGCGCGCTGACGATATCGCCCCGCTGGTCACCACCTTTCTGACCCAGAACGCCCAAGACGGCTCTACCCTGCCCCGTGTGCAGGTACTCCATGCCTCTAACGCTATCTTAGCCAAGGGCCCAGAAAAGCAGCTCACACAGCTGCAGGAGCTACTCCCTCAAGTGGACGTCGCCCACCCTCAACTCCTCATCCAGGCGGTCATCTTTGAAACCACTGACGGGGATACCTTCGATCTCGGCGTCTCGCTCGGTCGAGCAACCGGTAGCGGGGTCGCCGGTGGCTTCAACACCGCCAACCTCGGCACCTCGTTAGCCTCCTCCGGCGGCACCTTCGGGATCTTTGACGGGGATATACTCGCGTTTGCCATCAACGCCTTACAGCGCGACTCGACGTCTAACGTGTTATCCACACCGCAAATTCTCACGCTCTCCGGTAAGCGTGGCACCATCTCCATCGGTCAGAATGTGCCCTTTGTCACGGGTCGCGTCACCGGTGAATCAGCGGACGTTAACAGCCCCTTTCAAACCATCGAACGCCGTGACGTGGGCATACGCTTAAACGTGCTGCCGGTGGTCACTGCCTCCGGTTTAGTCATCATGGATATCACCACCTCCGCCGACTCGCTCACGGATTCCCTGATCGCCTCCGACATCATCACCAACCAGCGCCAAATCAACACCACCGTACAGATCCGCTCCGGCCAAACCCTGCTGCTAGGCGGCCTATCGTCCCAGGATGACCGCACCCAAGTCTCCGGCGTTCCTGGCCTCTCCAGCGTCCCCGTTGCCGGTCGCTTATTCCAAAACGAATCCACCTCTACCCAGCGCACCAACCTGCATGTCTTGCTCCAGGCGACGGTATTACCCCGCTATGACGCCAACCGCGTGAATACCCAAAAACCTGCTGCCGCCAGCCCGTTACTACCTGCGCAGCACGGGGTGACGGGCTGGCGGCAGCAGGTCGAGACCATCCCTGTAACACGTCTCGCAGAATAACAACGAAACCCGTCAAAACAGCTCATTACAGCTCGTACCAACATTTTAAAATTTTAGGGAATAGGTCATGGAGCGTTGGAACCGTTATTCGATTGCCTCACTGGAGAAAGGCGAACAAGACACGTTTGGAAAGCTCTTGATCAGCTCCGCTGGTCAACGTGAGCTGGACGATATCCGCATACTGAACGCAGGCGTGGACACCGTGAGGCAGCTTTACCAGGGCAAGCCTTGCCTGTACCAGTTCGATGAGATCATCAGGGTCTATAACGAAGGCAAAGGTGCCACCATGGAGCTGTTCGACGTCACATGGTCAGTCGGTGCCGGCGCAGCCGGTTCAGGCTTCCGCTACCGTCTCCAAAACAATGAGCTAGGCGTCATCGTGTTCTTCCAGGCACGGCATACCAAGGTAGAGAACATCGGTACCCACCTAAAAATCGAACTCTCCCCCCACTTCATCCAGGAGCGTAGTCCCCAAGAGTGCCAAGACTTCATGTACAACATCGCGGCTCACATGCTCGCCTACGTTGAACCGGTCGGCTGTGCCATCCACCTCGCGTTAGACGTTCAAGGCTGGGAGCCTCCCAAAGACTTCATGCAGCGTTTTGTGACCCGATCCAAAAAGATCATGCGCATCGATGGCATTGAAGAGCTGGAGTTTGCTCACAACACCATTGCCACCACCTATGGGCGTGGTGAAACCTACATGTTTGGTACCGCTGGGGCGCTGCAATGCTCGATCTACAACAAAACGCTTGAAGCCAAGCACCGCGACAAAATGCACTTTTGGGAAGGCATCTGGAAGCACGCCGTAAATGATGACCTCAGCTCCGCCTATGATCCTGAGGAAACTGTCTGGCGTATCGAACTGCGTTTCCATCAATCGGTGCTTCGTGAGTACGCCCAGGGCATTCCCTGCAACGTCGATACCGGTGAAGTGCTGGACGCCTCCCACGGCTTCAACCGCTTCATTGACGTGGTGCCACACCTCTCCGGCCTCTGGCGAACCGCCATGCAATCCTACCGCCTGGATGCCCGTCGCAACCTGATAGATCCCGCGTGGCAAGTCATGCAGGAGGACGCCCGTTTTTACTGTCATGAACCTGGCTTCATGTACAAACGCGCCCGCAAAACACCTGGCTTAGGCAATGAAAAGAACGTCACCCTGGCGTTTGGCAACCTGATCAGCATTTACGCCCGTCAGGGCTTCCGTACTCACCAAGCGGTGCGCTATCTCCAACGCTCCGGCATGTGGGACGACCTAGCCGAATACTACCGTCGTCGAGGCGTCGACTCGGGGCAATTCAGGCAGATCGTAGAGCAGAAACTGATAGAACGACGATTGGTAGGCAAGGCAGCGTAATGAGCATTAAGAAAGTCGATAACGGGTGGCTGGTCGACGTTCGACCACAAGGGAAGCACGGCAAACGTGTGCGTAAAACCCTGCCTAGCCAAGCCAAAGCCAAGCGCTTTGAAAGCTATGTCATTGGTCAAATGGCGATTGGTGAACCGTATGAGTCCAAAAAGCGCGACAAGCGACGCCTAAAGGATTTAATCCAGCTCTGGTATAGCTATCACGGTGTATCGCTCAAAGATGGCATACGGCGCTTCTCACAATTGAATGCCCTAGCCGATCACATGGGTAACCCCTTGGCCGTATCGATCACGCCCGTTGACGCTACGCGACTTCGCCAACAGCGACTTGAAAGCGGCGTTACACCTAACACCGTCAATCACGACCAAGCGCACCTTAGAGCCGTTTTTAACAAACTGATCAGGCTAGGCGAATGGGACGGCACCAATCCCTTTGCCCAGGTGCAACCGCTGCGGGTAGATGAAAAAGAACTTTCCTACCTCACCCACGAAGATATTGATGCCCTGTTTAGAGTGCTGCGCGAGTCTACTAATCGCGATGTATTACTGATCACTCACCTATGCCTAGTAACCGGTGCACGCTGGAGCGAAGCCCAATACCTACGGGCTGAAATGCTGCGCAATGGCCGTGTGACCTTCACCGGCACAAAAAACGGCAGGAACAGAACCATTCCCCTTCCTGACGAGCTTTATCAAACACTGCTATCCCATGGCCCTAGAATCGGAAGGCTATTCCCCACGGCAGCGTATAAACCCTTTTCAGCGGCCATTATTGAAGCGGGTATCCGTTTGCCACCAGGGCAACGCACTCACGTTTTACGCCATACCTTTGCGTCTCACTTCATGATGAACGGTGGCGATGTACTCACACTTCAAAAAATTCTAGGCCATCAAACCATCGCCATGACCATGCGTTATGCACACCTGTCTCCCGACCATTTAGCAGACGCGATTAGGTTCGCCCCAAAAATAGGGGTGGACAAAAAGTGGACAGATTCAGAGTTTCAGGAGGGAAAAACACAAATCGCAGACACAAAAAAAGGCACCTAA